GGATTGCTTTTACGTGTGTTAACAATCGTAAAACCATACTTCTCAATAATTGTTCTGTCTGTTACACCAAACGCACTTGTGGTATCACGGTTTACCTGACCACCACTCATGTCAATAATACTGTTGATTCTGCGCTTGGGAAAGTCTAGTCGTATTGCCTGTGCTATGCCTTCTGTTGAACAATCAGGTATGGCATAACTTTTAATCACTTCAATCTTACCATTGATATCACCTGGCTTTGTAACCTGTGCAACAACGGCACACATAACACGTTTGTTCCAATCGTGAAATGTATAGATGTCAGTGCCTCTGTCATTGACATTATCACAGTATTTTGTTTTGTCCCATGTATAGTAGAACATGTCTGCTACACTTTCCCATTGGCACATGTAGTCTTGACCAAACTTCAAGGGACTGATAATGCGTTTTTGTTCGTTAATGAATTTTAAGTTACCACTACGCATTTCCAAGTAATTGTAATGTCTAACAATATACTTTTCAGGATTTTCTTTGGCTAAGTTAAACAATTCATAAAGAGGACCTGCACCATTTGGTGTACTGATAACAATCAATCTACCTGCGGTATCAGGTTGACCAACTTTAGGTCTTAATCGGTTGGTAATCTCTTGTAATGTATCACGTGTATATAGTGCGGCTTCGTCTGCTATCCACATGCCTACGTTTAAGCCTCTTAAATTCTCACGCTGTTCTGCGCTTTTGCAACGAATGAACACACCATTTGGAAACTTAATGGTAAGTTCACTATTGTTGATATCGCTACCTTCTTTTAAGTTAAAGTATTCTATGCAGGACTTTTTAAGTGGTTCCCAAATCAATGACTTAATCATGGCACCTGTTGGTGCACTATAAATGATATCCTTACCTTTGTGAAATACTTCATTGGTTGCAAATATAGGCAACGCAATACTTGCTAAAAATGTTTTACCACTACCAACAGGAACAATATCTATACAATGTTTGTCTGTGTTAAGCCAATCATTTAATATAGTTTGTTGTTCGCCATATAGTGGGACATTGACTTGTCTCATTCGTTCCAGTCACTTAATTCTACTTTAGGAAATGTAAATGTTGCACCAACTGTTTCGCCATTGCTTGTAATATCAACTTCTTTTGTATCGCTGATTACTTTGGCAATGATAAACTTTTCGTAGTCACGCACTTCACTCCATTCTTTTGCTTGTACTGCTCTGTGATAGTGTTCTGCAACGTTGTCTGAAAATGGCTTGCCTGTTGCCTTATGTATAGCAACTAATAATTCAACACCACTTAATTTTTGTGTTGAACCTTTTTTTCTACCACTGCCAGGTCTTTTTCCACCAGGTCCTGATTTTTTTTGATTATTTTTCAATAGTGCGGGTTCTTGCATAATTATTCTCCAAGTCTTAAAACAAAATCTTGTTCTAATAGTTGTAGTTTAGGATGGTCTTTACATTGTTCATTAAGATTTTTTCTTAATTCAATAACAGTAGTTGTATCGCTGTTTTGTATCATGTGGCGATAGGTCCTGAACACTCCAGGATTGTTTAATCTGTCACGCAATGTCTGTTGGGGCAATTTCATTTTGTACCTCTTTCTTTTTTCTACCACGTTTTTTTGCAGGGGCCTTGGTTTTTATAGTGTCGTTTTGTTCGTCTGCAATAGTTGGTGGTGTTTCTTTAATAGGAATCAATACTTCGTTGCCTGGTAAGTTGTTACTCTTACGCATATTGAACCATAAACTCTTAAACCATTTCATAGATATACCTTTATATAATCGTTTGGATCATCAGTTGGATCTAATCCATCATATGCTGTTTTATCGCTGTTGTCTTTACGCATGTATTTTAATTTGCCAAACACAGTAAGCAGGTTTTGATTTTCCAATGACCATAGTCTAATCATTTCATTGACATTGTCCTTGCCCAACATGATTTGCAATTGTGTTTTGCAATCTTCTACAGTGGGATTAATGTCCCATTTGCTGTCTGCAACTGTGTTCATGAATTCTAGGCACTGATCCATTTCCCATTCATTCATGTATTTGCCAAGTTCTACAACCATGCGGTCAAAGTTCTTGATGTTGTGTGTTGGTGGTCTATCAAGTAGAGTTTTATAATTTTTTGGAGTAGTCATATTAGTGTAGAGTTCTTTCCATTAAACTTGTGCCTTGATTGATTTGATTATTCAATTGTTCCAATGCCAATTCTTCTCTGCGTTCTTTTAACACTTGTTCCATTTTCAATGCACCTAAGAATTCATAGATTGCTCTGAGACCAAGAATTTTCAACTGCATGAGTTTGTTGTCTTGTTCGGTGAAACCACTGGTATCTAGGTCATGTAGGTTATTGTAATTTACCTGTATGTCTGCCATGAGTGGTTCAATGTTGACCCAGACATTTTTATCACTTCTGCGTTCTAGTGTATAACTGTTTTTCATTTGTTCTTGTTGTCTTTCATTGGTTTATTAGTTTTCATTGGTTCTTTGTATCCTGCGGCATGTATTGCGGCGGCTTGACGTTCAGCATCCATGCGATTGGTATACATTTTACCACTGTCGCCATAACGATAATATGTTTTTCCATTTTGTGTTATTTTATGAATTGGCATGTTATTCCTCCGATATTGTATTTATAAGACATTTGGTGTTTTGATGTTTTTGTAATCTGTTGTATGTTACAAAACTTCCATTACACACTTGACACACATAACCAACAACATGCCAACTATGTTCATTTGTTTTTTTGTAATTAAACACTAGTCCTGTGGAATCTTTAACCAATGTGTTGATTAAATGCTCTGGATTGTGTTTGCTGACAATCTGTGTTTTTGCGGGCCTGCCACGCTTTTTTAAGACTTTGTTTGTGCTGTTCACTTTTAGGTTTTCCAAGTTTAGCCAAACTCATCTTTTGTTTTTGTTCAGGGCTTTTTGGAACACCTTTCCAATTTTTATGATTACTGGCTATAAGTTTATTTAGTGTTTCAGGTTTCACGGTTCCTGTGCCTCTAGTCCAACCTATAGGTGTTTCGTCAATTGGAAAGTTTTTAATTATTTTTATTTCGTTTATATAACGATGCCAACGATGCCATTTTTTCATACAATGCCTTTGTATTTTATTTATACAAATACATTATACAATAAAATAAATCAATCTAGTGTAGTTTTGGGCTTTTTATATAAACTGCGATTGCTTAATATCTCTACCCAAAGTGAAGTAGGATCTTGATTAATTTTCCAAAAGTCAATCTCCAATTTACTTTGTACAGGACGTAAGTAAAATGTTTGTTCGATTGGTATAATCATTTCTTGTGCTGTGGTACGCATTTTCTTTTTGGCTGTAGTCATGCGTAATGCATTCATCTGACTGTTTTTGTGATTTGGTTGCATTGTAAGACCATCGATTAGGTCTTGTGGCGTTTTTGCGTGTTTTAACACATCCATTGCCTGTTTAAGTCTTGATTCGCTACTTTCTCTACTTAAATCTTCTTTGACACTTTGACCCTTTTGATATCCAGCCCATGGTAAGTATATGCCATGATTTGTTCTTGCTGTGGGCTTGTTCTTTTTGATTTCTTCCATGTCATAGATGTATTTGTTGTCACGAATACATGCTTCTATAAGAAAACAACGTTCGGTATCAAATATAAATGTACATCCTGTTAATTCTTCGTCAATACAGGCTTGTGCTACTTTTTCAATGGTTTTTTCTTGTAGTGCTGATTTTATCTTTTCGCCATCAGGATTATCTTTACTACTACGTGTGATTTCAATTTCATCATCGGCATTCATTAAACTGGTACCTAATATACCTATGCCATTAACGTTTAGTCCCTCCATGTAACCTGTATAGTCATCATGAAATAGTAACCTAGGTATAGGTCCTTGTTTATTGATTTCAAAATTGATTTCTGGAACATAGTTCCTATCTCTATTTTTTACTCCAACCCAACCGATATCATAAAAGTATTTGACCAAAGCCACGCACATAAAAAGTCCTTTGTTATAATGTATTTAGTCTAAACCATCTTGATATGTAAAAGGTTCGAACTCATCATACTCCTTTTGGTCATATAATGTATTGCTATCATAAAACTCTGTTTGTTTTTTAATAGGTTTATAATCAATAACAATATTTGGCTTTGTATGTTGTAAACCAGTTAAACGACTAAATGCCTCATCTATATCATTTTCATCGTCATAATGTTCCATGTTAATCCAACCATGATGACTTTCACAATCCAATGTCATCAATGGTTCAATGTCATTGAGTTTATACTTGATGCTTAGTAATTGTTCATTGGTTAACTTATGTTTTGTAATAAAACTATCATGTACTCTTGCAATAATTGGTAAATCTGTTGTAATGATATCCATAATTGCTTTTTCTGTATGCTGAAATACATAACTCATAACCTGTGTACGGCGTGGTCTATTGTTTTTACCAAACATATTCGGTACATCTTTAACTTCATTGATAAACTCATCATCAACATAATATTTGGCAATGTATTCAGTCATTTGTTGTTGTTCTTTTACAAAGTTTTTAATCCAAGGATCATTCATAAAATTATGTCTGTCTGTTGGATTCATATTGATATCTTCAATACTTGTTGTATGCCATTGTCCATCTATTAACCAACTACCACCACTGATTCTTGCACCAAAACCAATTGCATTGATTGCTTCTTTAACAAGTTTTTCTGGTTTTGGATAACGTTTAATATGCTGACCAAGTTTTTTTCTAATTGCGCTTTTTTTGTCAAGGTATTCTTTTGTGTATGTGTATAATCCATAATCACTAACACCTTGTTGTTTTAATATACGTTTGGCTAACATCAACTTGATTGCATATACCGCCGCATTTAAGTCATATGAGTAATAGTCACCCAATACTGCTGACCTTACTTCTTTACTGATATTTTGTACATTGATACCTTTGTAATACATACGACCATATGGGCTTAGTTGTGGTATCTGTGGCAATACATAACAATTGTAT